AACGAACATCCCGTTCCCGGATCTGAATATTCCCCTCGCTCGTTTGAAGCAGGAGCAGAAATGGAGAGAGTTTTGAGCGATGGGGACTTTTCTTCGTGGTCAGCACTGGACTGAGCGAGCGGAACAAATGCGTAAAGAATGCGAAAAGATCGAAGCCGACTGGCAGGCGGCGCAGGAGCGCAGAAAGAAGGCGCGGCAGGCGACGAGGGATCGTTGGCAGCCGTGGCGGGATCGGCGCGAGGAGTATCTCAGAGAAGTCGGCCGAAAGGAACCAAAGCGATGATGAGCGCGCAGGAGATTTACGAAAAAGAAGGCTTTCTCATTTGGGCGACATGGTACGAGGTCCACGAGATTGGGGACGTTGTCGAAGAGTTAAGGGACGATGCGGTTATACCCCGAGGGACCAGGGCAGTTGTGACTGGCACTCTCACGCGCGAGGAAGCCATTGCGTGGGCGAAGCGCAATGGATTGCCAGCGAAGACAGATCAACAATTCTTCTACAAAATCATCGCCGAATGACCGAGAACTTTTCAATTCTCGGTTATAATTCCGCCGTGGCTGGTGTCGGCTTGAATCGACAAGCACAGGAACCCGGAAAGACTCCCTTCGGTGAGCGGCGCACTGGTTTCGGTTTGGCCGATTCTGGGCCGGAGAGCACTTGCGCTTGCACACAACCCGATAGCCCCTACCGGCAGGTTGCGACGGCACGCCAGCATCATACCGTTTGCGGTGCCGCGGTGCTTGTGTGTCTGGCGTTACTCGGGGGAGGAACGCCAGCACATGGGCAGCCTCCGGTTAACCAGAAAGTCATCGTGACGATCTCGCCGCAGCAGAGCCCGTTTCCGCTTCCCAAGGGTCTTACTCTCTATTCGGCGGAGATGTGCGGCTCGGTCGCCCGAGTAGTCGACGCTGCGCAGGTTCGGCAGGTAGCGGAGAATGCCGGGATCTCATTTCAGGACCCCGCGCTGAACGCATCCGTACTCACCGGTGCATCTTCGAAAACTCCGTCCTCTCGGGTGCTGTCCGTCATCAAGTGGGCTTCGGTGGGAATGAGCGTCGGCGGCGGCGTGATCACGTTCCTCAAATCGCAACAGCCGCAGATCGGCAACGCCAGCACTTGGGCGGAGATTACGACGGGAACGGGAGCGCTCGGCGCGGGCTTGGGGATCTTGCAGCCGATCATCCAATCGGATGCGAATACGCAGGCGGTGAGCATCACCACGGGTGTGCAGGCGGCGCTGATCTCGGACATGACCGCGCTTTACAGCGTTCCGGCGAATGGGTGCGCCAAGAGCGTGATGTTCTTCGGCTCTGGCGGTGTTTCTAAACCAGCGGTGGGGGTGATCCAGTGAGCTTAATCTCGGGCCTGGGAGCAACCGCGTTGAATGCGCAGGATCTGGCGAAAGCGCTCGCGCCGCAGATCCAGACCATCTTAGCTTCGGAGTCGTCTGACGAAGACAAAGCACTGAAGCTGATCGAAACGCTTTCCGATGCGTGGCTGGTGGGCGTCAGGCAAGACATCCAGGCGCTGACCGCCGCCGCGTCGACACTTTTTGACGGGTACACCGTCACGTTGACAATTTCGAAAAAGGAGCAATCATGAGCACTTCTCCGACTCCGACCCCGCAGCAGATTTTCGATGCTGCTTACTGGGCATCTCTACCGCTGGCCGTGCAAGCCTGCAAGGGCGGTAATCCCACTCTCGCGCAGCAGCTCGCTCTTCAGGGATACACCATCGACGCGCCGATCATGGCGCTCGGTTGGGACCCGTACATCGTCATGAGCATCCGCCAAGCGGACGGTCTGACCTGGGTCCCCAGTGCGTTGCAGCCCGCTATCGTGATGTCGCCAACTTCGCCGGCGCAGAGCAACCCGCCGTACGCGCCTTACGATCCCAATAACCCGCCGCCGAAAAGCATTCGCGTTTCCACCAACCCGGCCGACTATCCGCCGCTGGTTCCTCCGGCTCCTCCGACGCCTCCGGCGACGAATCTTGTCGGGCCGCTGGCGTTCGGAACTTTGTACGTGGGTGGACCCGGTGCGATGGCAAACGGAAAACCGACCGTGACGGACGGCGAGCAGGTTGAGCAGGATGGCGTCACCTATACGGCTCACGTGGTGAATGAGCCCATGGGTGTGGTGGTGACGTTCACCAAGAATTGAATTTCCTCGCGTAGCAAACAGCGTTGGGGTGATCGGGTGACAAATCCATTCGATCACCCCGATTTTTAGAAAGGAACGAAATGAAGCGTATTTTGGCGGCGATGGTTCTTTTGACGGGCTCGTGCTTTGGGCAGGGGCTGCAGATCAGTCTTCTCTCGTTGATGGAGTTTACGCTCCGAACTTCGCGCGTGAGATGGCTTCGATCAGAATGCAAGTGTTCGCAGAATCGCATCGGACGAAGCCAGTGACGGAGAATAAATGAGCCCCGCGACAGGCCCGGGATCGGGCGCAGTCACTTTTCAGGAACTGGCCGGCGCGTTGATCGCGCAGTTTGAAGGCTGCAAGCTGAACGCGTACTTGGATTCCGGCGGAGTCTGGACGATCGGCTACGGCCACACCGGGCCGGACGTGTTGCCAACATCGACCATAACCGAACAGGAAGCACTTGACCTGCTGGCGAAGGATCAGGCCGCGCTCTTCGCGATGGTCGCCGATGTTCCTTCGATACCTGCAAAAGCAGCTTATATCTCCTTTGGTTTCAATTGCGGAAAAGCCGCGCTCGCGAAAGTTCTCCAGGGTCATGCGCTCATGTCGCAGTTCGTCCACGATCATCTCGGCAACACCTTGCCCGGGCTCGTCTCGCGGCGACGTCTCGAAGAACTACTTACACTGCTTTAAGCGAAGGAGCCCATTGCGTAGTAACGTTTCTCGGTTAGAATGTTTGCGATGAATCCCGTCGTCAAAACCTCGGTTGTGGGGATCAGTGCGGCGGCTCTGATCGCGGGAGCCGATAAGCTGATCGACCCGAATCAATGCGCGGCCTTCTTAAACTCTCATTCCGGCCCGGTCGCTCTGATCGGCGCCCTTCTCAGCGTTGCTGCTTTATGGCTTGAAAAGCCTGGAGCCGTGAAGTGAATGGAGGAAACAGCGACCATCCCGCACGCATCGCCGTTCTGGAGGAACAAATGGAACGGCTCTTGGGCAATGGACAGCCCGGTATGATCTCGGAGATGCGGAAGGACATGGACGAGATCAGGGAAATGTACAACGAAGCCAAGGTGAAAGTGCTGTGGTTTGTGATTCTTATCATCGCAGCAGTGGTTTCAGCAGGCAACGGAACTATCAGCCTGCACGCTCTGTTGCAGGCGTTTAAGCCGTAATGCCCAAAGTTACACACCCTAAAAAGCGCGCGTTCCTCGCAGCTTACGAAGAGACCTGCAAGATCGGAGCGGCCGCCGAAGCCTCCTCGATTCCGCGCCGCACTCATTATGCCTGGATGGAAAACGATGAAGCCTATCGCGCGGAGTTCGAACGCGTGCGGGCGATGATCGGGGATCGGCTCGAAGACGAAGCGATCCGCCGGGCGCACGACGGAATCGAAAAGCCGGTGACTATCGCCGGCCAGCGCGAACTGGTCAGGGAGTATTCGGACACCATGCTGATCTTCCTGCTCAAAGGCGTGAAGCCCGAGAAGTACCGCGAGCGCTTCGAGCACACCGGAGCCGGCGGCCGTCCGTTGCTCGATCTGGCGACCGCTCGCGCGCTGATGGAAGCAGATTGAATGCGTGATCGACGCCGTCAGATTTCAGCAAAAGTGGCTCAAGCGTAATCTGTGGGAGAAGCAGATTGAAATCTGCCAGGCGATCGAGACCAAGCGCAGCGTTTCCATCAAAGGCTGTCACGGGTCAGGGAAGACCTTCACCGTCTCGGGCGTCGTTCCTTGGCAACTGTTAAGCAATCCTGAATCGATCGTGCTTACTGTCGCTCCCACCTTGCGACAGGTGAAGCTGATGTGGCAGGAGATCAGCACCGCGATCGAGCAACTCCGCAAGAAGATCGCCCTACCTGAACCGTCCACGACGGGATGGAAGCTGTCGGAGAAATGCTACGCGCTGGGCTTCAGCTCGTCGAAGGGCGTTAACGCGCAAGGTTTCCACGGGCGCCGCGTTCTGATCCTCGCTGATGAAGCAATCGGTATTGCGGGCGACCTGTGGGATGCGATCGAAGGAATCCGCGCCGCGGGCGATGTGGGATTGGTGAAGCTGTGCAACCCGACAGTACCTTCCGGGGCGCCGTATGACGACTTCACCAGGTTGCGGGCGACGACATCCTGCATCACCATTTCAGCGTTCGATACTCCGAACCTCGCCGGATTGACGCTTGAATCGCTCTTGCAGCTCCCCGAGGAAGAACTGGATTACGCTCCGTTCCCTTGGCTCACCCGAAGGCGCTGGGTGAAGGAGATGTACTACAAATGGGGGCCGACCAATCCCCGCTTTCTTTCGCGCGTGCTCGGGGAGTTTCCAACCCAAGCCGATAACGCGGTCTTCGCGCTGGGTGACATCGAGCGCGCCGGGCTGCCGTTGACCGAGGAGGAAGAAAAGCAGTTATGTGATCCGGAGTGGAAACAGCCA